GACACCGCTTGAAGCAGATATGTTAGTCCCTGCGAGAAGGGTCGCCAAAGCATCGACAGTAGTGCGTTGCTCAGTAGAGCCATCTGAATCCAAAGTAAGGAACGAGTCTCCCGATGCGGGAGTGACCGCGCTAAACTCGGAGACATCCACGTTTAATGTGACATCTCCATTACTGCCTCCACCCGACAACCCCGTTCCCGCAGTAATTCCTGTGATGTCTCCTTGAGTGGATGCTGTGATTGTGATCTGCGGGGGGGATGTCCCGGTATCCGGGGTAAGTGTGACATTGGCTCCTGCTACTAACTTGATGTCGTCGTTGCCACTTCCCGAACCACCTGCTGTGAGGCGAATCAACGCATCATCGGATGAATCGACAACGCTTGTTGAGTACGTTGTGTCGTTTGATACTACTGTGATTTCATCCGATGATTGACTGATGGTTGTATTTGTCCCACCTAATAATTTGACAGTATCTGTGCCACTTCCCGAACCACCTGCGGTTAGGACAAGGTTTGCACCCCCCGTGACTGTCGCAGAACTGATTGCATAGGTATGGTTGTCGTTGTCGTCTGCCGCCCACGATATTTCGCCACTACCATTTGACTTTAGTATCTGATTTGTAGAACCCCGTGCAGTAGGCAATTCAAAGTAGTCACTCCCCGAACCAAATTTTATCTTACCCGTTCCATGGGGGGTGAAGGTAATGTCGTCATTGTTATTTGATGTCTTGAAGGTCAAGGGGGAGGCGGTGATTAATTCTCCACCCGATCCCGTAGTGTGCAACCTTATGTCGTAATCATCTGAGTTGGGGGATTTGAGATCAATCCTCGCACCGGAGTCGCCACCAATCTCAATGGTTGCTAACCCGCTACCACTACCAAGAGCAATGACTTCATCTGCACCATTGTCTATCGTTAGCGTAGTCCCATCATATGTGAGAGTAGATTCTCCTTGAAACGTATCTGCACCCGTAGCAGTAAGCAAGTAGTTGTTCACGCCACTAGACATGAAGTCGCTGACATCCACGCTAATCTCAGAACCGCTAATGCCAATGCCCGTCCCTGCGGTTGGAACCGATGCGGCATTCAGACCTATGTTGGTGCGGGCTTGCAGTTGTTCGGATGATGAGAAGGATTGAGATGCATCTGCCCTCACCCTGTTCCCAAGAGCAGTAGTGATTGTTCCCGTGAATCCTGCGTCATCGTTGATTGCCGCCGCCAATTCATTGAGTGTGTCCAAAGCCCCCGGTGCGTTATCTATCAGGGCAGCCACTTCTGAATCGACGTATGCCTTGATGGATTGCTGTGATGCAGCATGGGTAGCCGAGTTGGATGCCATGTTGTCTTCGTCTTTGAGATCGAGCGTCAGCGTCACCGCCCCACTCGACCCCCCACCAGTCATCCCTGTCCCTGCTGTGACAGCAGTAATGTCTCCTACCTCAGTAGTGTAACCATATGAGAGAATCTTGTCTTGTATGGCCGCAGATGTCATCAATGAGGTATCGTTGTCTGCAAAGGACTCGGAACTTAACTGAAGGCTGTTCGCGGCTAATTCAGATACGGTCAGCCCACCTACATTGAGAGTGACAGCACCATCCGTTGCACTACCTGTTATGCCTGTTCCCGCAGTAATGCTTGAAACCAATCCTGAAACTCCCGATATTGACCCACCTGTGATGCTTATTGCGTCGGAGTTCTGCGTTGCCATTGACCCAAGGCCAAGAGATGTGCGAGCAGTAGCCCCACTCTCTGCTGCCCAATTAGAGCCATTTCCTACGATGAATACGCTATCAGAGGGGGTCATTTGGGCTAAAGTCGTTAAATCTCCATCATAGGTTTGGTATGTGTTCCCTCCAGATACTTCCCCAGATGATGGATTCACTACCGGCTCCTCTGCATTAGCGAGAAGGCTGAATGTGACAATTTCATACTGAAGCGTGTACCTGAAGAGTTTCTTGCTTCTGTCCGACAAGTCAGTCCTTGTCTTGAATATGGCTCGATCGAAGTTAGTCCCATCACCCTTCCTGAAACCATGGACAATGCGCCTGACTTCATTCCTCAACTCTGATAGCCTGTCTCTGCTATCTACTGTCCTTATGTCGATAGTGATGTTGACGTGTTCGTTGACGTAATCATAGAGGAGTTCAGGCTGTGCCTCATTATGTGCTGTCTCAAAGATACGAATGACATCGTTGTCAAGCATCCTCACCCTTTTCGCATCGCCTTTGTCAAGGTCAGCGATGTCCTCGATAGATGGTTCAGGGGGTTTTGACCAATTAGTCTGAAGGATGTCCCTCAATGCAATTATCGGATCAGCCATCGAGTGCTGCCTCCAATCTCTCTATCGCATTATCCCTTCGTTGCCTCGACGCACTATTCTCGACCTGCTTTATGGCAATCTCCTCCAACTCTTCTTCGGAATAGTTTAGACCGTCTGCTTCGGACATCTGTCTCTCGCGCTGAAGGGTAGCATCGAACATAGTTCTCTCCGCACTTGCGGAGTCTTGGATGTCCTTGGAGGTTTGCTTTAGGACTTCATTCAGGTTCTTGTAAAAGGCAATGAGTTTATCCACAGACTAACCACCCATACCTGCTACAATTATTCCTTCTTGATATGGGATTAGGAGCCTCTTGACCTCTTCATCCAACTTCTGAATCTTTGAGTTTAAATCGACGTTTTGTGTCCCTTCTGGGAACATGGCAGTATAATCGTCAGTCATGAGGATGTCCATTGCAACCAATTTGGTACAAGCATCCTCTATCGCTTTGTCGAGATACCTTTCACCATAGATGTATGATATTTTTATGCTATGATTCTCAAAGAAAGGATACTGGTTGTTGAACATGATTGCGCCATTGTCCTCTATTGACCACCAGTCCTTCTGCCTTTGCTCGTCAGTAGAGTCACTATCAAACGTCGTTTGCTTCATGACCGTGCTTGTAGTGAGTCCTGCTTGGAAGTTAGAAGTAAGATCATCTGCTATCGTTATGTTATTTCCACTCCTAGTGCATCTCGCTGCTCGTATGGATGTCCCTGAGCCATAGTAATACAAGCCATTGCCTTGTACGAAACCAGAACCATCTGCAACAGCAAACGTGCTTCCTGTCGAAGCAACGGTGGAACTGTTTGTGTTGCTCAAATCAAAACCAAAGCAACTCTCATTGGTGACAGCGATGGTGACTATTTCTCCCTCATCTGTTGATCTCATGCTGCTTATCAGAACATTACCATCTCCTTCATCGCTGTTCGCAGTAGCCAAGAACTCGTGTGCGACGTTGAGTGCCTTGCTATTCTCGGTCATGGTTCCTATCTGGATGGCTGTCTTGCCTGTTGCCGAATCCTCGTTGATTAGATTGCCAATCTCACTAGCGATTGTCTTCACTCCGAAATCCTTAGCCCATGTGGTTGCTGATGTCCCACTAGATAGAGTGGCTGTATGAGCAATGTTTGGGCATATGAATACCTTGTCCGTCCCATTGAACAGGTGTGGTTCCTTTACGACAAGCCTGATTCTAGCAGCCGCTAGTTCACGATACTTGTCTCCTTGCCAAACACCCATCCTCAATACTCTCTGGATTGGACGGCTTCTCAGATAGATAGCACCGACGTAATCCGTGTAGTATCGACGACGGTATGGCTTGAACGTAGTGAAGTTCTGATACTCATCGACAACCATGCGTGGTCGCCATGCTACTCTGCATATCCTGTCGATGTAGTCCTGCCTCCTCTGTATGAGAGTCTCTACTTGTGATTTGGTAATCCCTCTCTGTGATGAGTTTGATAATATGGATGATGGTTGCACTTCTGCGTTATTCGCCTTGGTGTATGCTGTTCCGGGGTCAACTGCCTTGAGGAATACTCCTCCGCTCGATCCTGATGATTCTACGCCTGTAATCGTCAACGAACTTCCTAATGCATCAACGTCATCATAGAGTGTAATGACATCATCTGCCGCAAAGCCCCATCTTCTGTAATCCTTGCCAGAGATTGGCATCCTGATGTATGTCACTCCGTTAACAGTTGCTGTCGAAGTATTTCCTATCAATTCAGTTGACTTCGCTTCTGGCAGTTGAAGATATGCCTCGACCTTTGCTACTGTTGTATATACTAGGTCAGTTGGATAGAGGGGTTGGTCTGGTCTGTGTCCCGGTGTGAATACTCTTGGCACTACGCATCACCCATGTCTCCCCAAGTTGTAGTCCATGTCATATCCGCACCCGGCACATTTTGGAGTCCAACAAAAATGAAGAAGGCTGCAACTCTTGCATCGAGTTCCTGATGTGATGTTCTGAATGTCAAATCTCTCTCTCCCTCTTATTTTCATCCTGATTGTCTGCGCCTTAGCAAGGTTCTGTTTGCTAAAGGGAGAATCGCTTTCATGAATAGAACCTTCGCCTGTGGCTATCTCAGCCATACGAGTCTTACGACGACGCTCTATTGCGTGTGCTTCTTCAAAGCAGATTTCACCGACTTCTAGTCCCAACGGCAAGCCCCCGATTAGGCTCGTCCACCTGTGACTGTGACGTATGTGACTACTGCTGAAAGGTTAGTCGCGTTATCGACCTCATCCAAAGCATCACCATCAGCACCTGCCTCAAACGCCTTTAACTTCTTGTTGGTTCTATCATACTGGAAAACGAATCCGCCACTCACTTCAACAAGAACTGATTCTATGTTTGAAACGTAAGCAGTTAGATCGAGTGCTTCTCCATTAGTCGGGTAACTCGCATCAAAAGTTACTTTCAGAGCAACAGTAAGCCTGTTGCCCGTCACATTCGTTCGTCCTAATTGCTCGACTGTAAGTGCCATACTGAAACAACCTTGGGGACAATCCTATTTAAGATATATTTTTTTTTCGACTACTCGTGGAGGACGATTATTCGTATCGTTCCTGCCGAAAACGTACTATTAGAGGTCGCTACTGTGAATCTGACACGTCCGCACACAAGGCCATTCCATGATGCTGCTTCGTCGATCGTAACTCCGCCGGTCGTTGAAGAAGCGGGAGCGGCCACGGTGAAATGAACACCGCTAGTGGCTCCTGCGTCTGCATTCATGTTTGCTCCCTCTGATGTTTGGAAATTCAGAGGAGTATTGCTTGCCGTTCTAACATCAAGTGCTGCAATGGTGTCACAGTAAGGATACTCAGTTCCTCCGCTATCCTCGACATCCATTGTTATCTTGAGCGAACCGCCCGTTGCTGTGTTGGAACCACAAGTCACTCTCGATGGGTCAAGGACTATTCTTCCTATCTTGCCATTGAGATCCAATGTCCCATTGAGGGAGTTCGTTCCATCTGCGGTTAGAGTCAGGATTCTTCGATTGACACGGCATCGGCTCGCATAGCGGCCAACGCCATCGTCAATGTCTGCGTATGAATCGGTCACTCAGATGCCCCCGTGACGTAAGCACGGGCAGCATCAGTCATAGACGCTTTGGTCGAGCGGTTATTGACTGGTATCCCCTTATCAGAACACCATGCCATCATCTGCGCCCGTGTTAGTTTCATATCGAAACCTGATGCTGCTAGTAGAATGTCAACATCGACTTCCTTGTCCGTCATGGGTGGCAAGGGTTCAGTCTTTTTCTCGACTACGGGTTCCGGCTCCGGTTCTGGTTCGGGCTTTGGTTCGGGTTTTGCCACGGGTTCCTCGACCACATCAAGCATCTTCTTCGCTTGAGCGGTTTCAGTACCTATGACTTCCCACGCGGTTGCACCGTTTGCTATCATCGGCATGATTGTGTTCTTTATCAGATCCTCTGGAACATCGTCACGCACCATGCCACGGGAGAATCCCATGACTTGGTACTTACCGATACGCAACTCTGTGTAGGGTCGCGCTCCTGCATATCTAAGGCTAAGAGCCATTTGGCTCACCTTCACCTGTATAGGAAGGTAATCCTAACTGTGTCGCCATCCTGACCTGCCGAAGCGGGGGTCAGTTTCAACAGAGTCGCAGTTGATACGTTCCCTGCGACTGTAAAGGCGTTCCCGCCCGCAGTTGTGATGTTGTGTGCGCTTAGAATACCGACTAGGGCTGAACCTACGACGGCGTTCGTGGATAGTGCCAAATCGTATGCGAAGGCCGCATCTCCATCAGTCACCACTACATCCACGACAGCCATGCTGATCGTGCCTGTCACGCTGTTGCTTCCCATTGGGCTTTGTAGCCATGCTGTGTCATCCTCTCCGACTCCACCCCATAGGCGGCTGTCGAAGACTACTGTTCCGTTTCCTGTTAGATTAGTGTTTGCCATTTCATTTCACTTCCTTTTTTCTCCATCATTCTCCGAACACCTATGCGGCGATGTCCCTCACCTTTCCGTGCGCTCGGTAGAATAGTTGCCATAGGTCGCCCATCGTGTGGAACATACCCATCTGTCCTAGCCTGTTAATCCCGAATGGGTCGCCAGTCTCGATACCAGACTCGTGGTATAGAGTTGGCTTGGCTGTGCAGAAATACATATAGTCGCTGTCCATGAAATACATCCTTGACAGTTCGCCGGAATCCGCCGTCACGTCCTTGGATGGAATTAGTGGAACGCCGTTGTAGGTTGCCACAACGAATCCTGCTTCCATACCGGGAACACCCTTGACGCCGTTGACGCCGGGTACTACCCTCTTCATCTCCGTGAACCTCTGTTGAGGCTGGAGTAGTTGCTGAACCTTCTCCAGAGTGTCGTAGCCAGTTAGGATAACCTTTGGCTGTCCACCCTTCTCCCAGATTGTGCGGAACATTCCGTCAATCACGTTCAGGCTGAGAGCGCGGGCAGCACCTGCTGCTCCTGCATCGCAGTTAGCATCGTACCATTGCTGAGAACCTGCTCCGGCTCCGTTTCTGGTGATGTTGTATTGGTTGTGATCGCTGATTAAGTCCACGAAGTCAGTTGCTGACTCGGTGAAAGACGAAGATATGCATCGGTCTAGGGACTCAAAGTCGTTCCCTGCTACCGTGTTCACGTCTTGAAGCAGCATCGTGTTGATGTGTTCTGCGTGGTGCTTTGCCATTTCCATCTTCATGACAGCCCTTGCGTCGCCCAATCCGTCGTCCTTGTCAGCGAGGAACATTGCTGTCTCGCTCAGGTCGAAGGTGTGTGCCACGGTCTTGGGCTTGGTGCTGACCTCTGCGAAGGTCGGCTTGGTCGTTTCTGGCAGGGTTCCGTTCTCAGGTAGTCCGCCGCCCTTGGTGCTGTCGGGCTTGTCAGTTACGACTCTCCATCCACTCTTTTCCCAAGGCTTCTTGGGCAGAATGCTAAATGCGTTGAACTCTTGGTTCAACTGTGACCATACCTTGCGTCCAAATATCGCTTGGTATGTTCCGGTAGTGCTGCTCACCAAAGGCGAATCTGCCTTTAGTAGGTCGGTTCCAGAGTAGGCCCATGCGTTTGCTCCTGCACCCGCACCATAGTATAGCCTCTCCATGTCTTCAATCGTTCGTATGTATCCTCTTGATCCACTCATATTTTTCACTTCCTATTTTCTCCGTGTCATCCCAGAAACGATTACTCGCCTCGCAATGCCCTCCGTGCTAGATCCTCGGTGGCCTTCCATCCATCTAAGTCGGTTCCCATAGTGGCAAACTCCTCGTGTGTGGGGATGCGAATGTCGGTCGTTGCTTCAGCAGACTTCTTGATTTCCTCTGCGCCAGATGACTTGAGGTTCTCAATCTCTGCCTTGAGGGTCGAAATCTGTCCTCCGTAATCCTTAGCCTTCTGCACCTCAAGTGCGCGGGCTGTCTCTGCGTCGTAGCGAGTTTCCCAATCCTGCTTTACTAGGGTCTTGAGTGCCTCTTCGTCGCGTAGGGATGCGTATGCCGAGTAACCTCTCTCAAGGTCGCTGGCAGTAATGTCCTCGGTCTTGATGACATTGCTGTCACCAGAAGGAGCATTGTATGCCATGTTAGCAACACCGGGCTGCTTGATGACGTACTTGTTGCCGCCGGGAGCAGATAGGGAAGGGTAGGTCACTTCAGTAGCGTCCTCTCCTGCACCAATCTCATCACCCATGCCTCTGTGAGAGTAGCCGCCAGAGCCGTCAACGCCGACCATGTAAGCCTTCTCTAGGCCAAAGTGTTCCCTAAGTCCGTCAAGGTTCACGCCCTTCTCGTGCGCGAACTTCTCAAGAGTGTCGATGTATGAGAGAGCGTCTTGAGTGGATTTCTCCATCTTTGGATCCTCTTTCTCCTCATAGTTCATCGACTTCTCCTCGGACTTCTCCTCGGACTTATCTTCGTTCTTATCGAGTTTGCTGAGTATTCCACTCAGGCTATCTCTTATTTCTACTAATGCTTCGCTATCAGTCATTTTATTTACTTCCTTTTCATTATCCATTTTTAGGATTGTGTATCTGGCCTCTGGGTTGATGCCCTTCTTACAAAGGGTTATCTCATGCAACTCAAGGTCAGTAATCTCTCGGTGGTTCCCATGCTCTGGGGTGTGCTTGCTCACTCGGAACAAAGCCTGTCCGCCGATTGAAAAGGCGCGGAGATCTCCATCTCGCACTTGCTTTTGCACTTCTCGTGCTTTCTGGATGTCGTTGCGTATCCTGCATACGACGAATAGTCCGTGGTCATCGACCTCTGACTTCCATACGCGCCCTTGTGAATCTGTAAAGGATGGGACTACTTCTCCGACTTGAATCCCGCTATGTGCCAACTGTACGTTCCTGAAGGCAGCATTGTCCATGAAACTGCCAAAAGCCTTCTTGAGCGCGGCAGCAGGGATTCTGTCACCCTGCTTGTCAACCATGTCCACACTTGCATATCCTGCAACAAAGAGGTCATTGCCTATGTCCTGCTTGAGAATGAAGTCTGCTCCGAAAGCAGACCATCCTACTGAGGGTTCGTGCATCTCTGCGGTTGCCATTAATTCGACCAATCTCTTACAATGGTATATCAAAGACGGCATGACAGAGTTGTCAGGACTCACAGAGCCTTATCAGAACGACTGGCTGGCAGTACGTCGTTTTCTTCCTCTTCGTGATTTTTTTCTTTGAGTGGGAAACGAACTACTGCCTTATCCTCTTGAACATCTAAAACCGCTTCGCCATCCTCAGTATTGACGACCATGTGCAGAGGTCTGAATATAGTGGACGGGTCAACTTCCATCTGATCCTGCTTAGGATCGCCAAATGTGGTGTTTTCATCATCAGTAATCTCAGTAGGCCCGGTTGGCATTGTTATGTCTGCTTGCATACCTGACCATGCTCCACCATCTGATGATGCTCTATTCATACGGGGGAATGCAAATTTCTCCGCTATATCATCATCAATAGCCTCATTGACAGTCCATCTATTGTCCTCAGTACGTTCTAAACCATACTCTCCAGAGTAATTTTCAAGGAGTTTCTCAGTCAGACCATCCACACAGGCTAGTATCTCCTTGGTGGATAACGCCTTATCGTCGCTAGTTATCGCCTTACGCGCATGACGCATGATGTCAGACACGCTTTTGTCATCATCAAATTCTGATTCAGTAATGACTTCTGGAGCCTTGTCTATCGACTTGCGAATAAACGGTTTTACGTTGAATGAGGGGATATGACGAAGAGTGTCATCATCTGGTTCGATATGGAACGCTGCTACTGGACTCCATATATCGAATTGTATCTGTGCGTTCTTGACTAGATAATCCGGGCCATCGTATGAATCGACGTACCTGCCACCCTCATCAACCTCTGTCTTGACTATGATGGGTCTGTGGATTGCAGGGTATTCTAGTATGATGTCTGCGCCTTTCACGCTAATTTCAGGCAATGGTGGAAGAATTGCCGCTTTGCTGATGTCCGTCTGAGCATAGAGAACCCACTTGGGGTGGACATCTCGACCCTTGATGAATGTGGATGTTGCATCCCTAATGAGTAAATCCTCCCTATCCAGATTGGCTATCGCCTTCGTAAGACCCTCCTCATCAGTATTCACGCATGAATTGGGAGATGGATAATGGACGTTATCAGTCGTAGTGTATAGGGTCTTGAGGATGTTTATCCTATCTTCAAGTGGTTCCATGTGTAAATCGTCGCCTTTGTGAAGAAGCAAATCAACGACAGTCAGAAGGTCGCCCTTCACGAAGCCATCGAGAACGACATCCCCTTCGATGGTGTCTTTGAGAGATTTCTTGACTTTACCAGACAGACTCATGGGTTCAATGCTTTTGCCGACCTTCTTCACCAGAACATGATCTCCCTTGGGTTTCTTCTGAACGACCCAATCCCCGCTAAAGCCCTTGAGCGTATCCATATCATCCAAGTCCCTCACTACATGAGCAGGTTCAATGGTCGAGTTGAAGACGCCTGTTGGCTCATAGTCATCATTGGACTTAGCCAAGTCATACGTTAGCGTCGGAAAACCCATGGTGGAATCATTGGATGTGAAGATACCTGCGGAAGTATTTGAAGGCATGACTTTCTTATTCCTCCATGATGGATCAACTGCCGAAACCAAACCTTCGTGTGCGGTTCTTTGAAGGGTTTTGAATGGTGTATCCTTGACATCGAAAACGACCTTATTTGCATCTCTGTCCCATTTCCATGCAAGAGTGGCATCCATTGGATGACCCCATGCATCGGTATTTCCACTATTGTGAGATGGTGCGGCCACGGATTCAGACATTGGGTTGACCGGGCCAAAGGAGCCTCTCTTCATTGACTTCATGCCACTTGAGTAGTCTGGTATCGAATAACTATGGGAATGAGGGTTGCCTCGTAAGAGTCCATACTCTGCGGCTTGAGCCAACTGCTGTATGTTGCCTCGTGCCAATGTGTTCGCATTCATGTCCCCTCCTGCTGCTTTGAGGTGCTGCGGGCCAAACTGACTTGAGACTTCAGTAGCCATATCCATCATGACTGATGCCAAGGCATCATCGGTATTTCCTGCATGGCGGTTATGAATGTCATAATAGTCATCATTTGAATTGACGTGTTCCTCTCTGGATAAGCCCGCTCGTGGTTTATTGAGATCGGATGTGGACATGATTG